ATTTGACTTCAAACATGATCATTCTCCGTAGAATTGCGACGCCTGCTCTCCGAGAATTTCGCGCAACGACCGGCGGTGACTCGTACTGCCCCACTCTGCGCTTGTGCGAGTTCCTGCAAAATCCGAAAGGCTTACAGCGCCGGCGCTGTAAGCCCTGTAACCCGCATCGCCTAAAATCTGTCTCTGTTCATCCGCTGAAAGGCGCGCGAACCGAGTAGCGCCGTCTTCGATCACCATCTGCGTATCAGCAATATCCGGGTATCCAAGTTCAGCCCATGTTTTCGTCTTTGGAGTCGGCACGCATCTGCCCTGCGGGTGGTCATCGAGCGTTTCGTCGAGAGTGTGAAACGATCCGTGATTTGCCCAGCAACTCGCGCATGTTCTGCGACCGAGAGCGGAAGTCCATATCCAGCCCTTCACTACATTGGAGTTCGCTTTGTAGCTCTGGTGAGAAGCGTTTCTATACGAGCGCATCACTTCGGTTCTGGATATGCGAAGAGCGCGAGTAAGGCCGATGCCGCCCGCGTCTCTGATCTGGCGCGCGATCTGGCGAACGCTTCGACCAAGAGCGATGCCGGTCGTTAGAGCTTCAGAGATTGCAGCACTCACCTGCGGGCCCAGCTCGTCGAGCAGAGAGCGAAGAGGCGATCCGTTTTGCAGCACGCCGACCATGTTCTGAAACGCCTCTTTCGGAAGGCGAGTAAACGAGATCGGAATATCTGGGGGTTTGTTGAGCGCGGCTTCCATTAGTTCGACTGATTCATTGCGGGCTGATTCGACTGCAAGCGACTGCTCTTTGCGGATCCGCCTGTCTGCAAACTCTGCGAAGTTATCAAGCTCGGCTTTAATCTGGCGCTGGAGCTTTTCGAGGCGCTGCTCCTGAAGTAACCACGACGCGGGGATAGGCTTTCCCGCGCGCTGCGCTTCTGTGATCTGGCGCGTGATCTTCTGCGATTCATCCCTGATTGCTTTCCACGCTCTACCATAGGCTTTGGAGATAGCGACTGCGGCCTCGCGTTCGCGTCGAAGGATTGAAGATCTGAAACGTAGGGCGAGGGTGAGAACATCGGGCATTACGACACAGAGTAAAAATCGTAGACAGGCTCGGCGTAGCCCCAGTTTCTTATGCGCAAGCACTCCGGGCTGCCCGGATCGAATTCACGGCATGCGGTCGGCCTGCTTTCATATATCCCGCAACGAATCGATTCATGCTGAACGCCGACGAGCGCGGCGCATCGGCTATGCCCCTCCCAGATTCGATCCTTAACGATACGAAGATATTTTGTTGTATCGGAAACATGGGGATGCTTTTTCTGAAGCGACGGGCCGATTTGAATTAGTCTCTTTGGGGGCTGAATTCCATCAGCAGCGATCGGCATGCAGAAAGTGCGCGAAGCATAGAAGATGCAGCATAGGCCGCAACTCTGACACTCGCCAGCATAGAGCGATCTGATTTCTTTATTCGCCTGTGTGCAGTCGAGTTGGCTCATTCCTCAACATCGTCATTCGCGAGCGCATCGACGAACTGTCCGGCGGCGCTCGCCTTTATGTCGCTGATATAAACCTCATCCTCAGGAGTGACTGTTTGATTTGTGGCCGCGCGGCTCTCGCTACGCTTCCACACCCCAGACTCAAAGAGGCGAGCAACTCGCTCGGCTTTCTTGTTTTCATCGTCCTGAAGAATGCGAACCTGACTGAGATCAAAGAAGACCTTTCGATCAGGCTTCGACGTTCCGTCGAGGTCATCTAGCAGGCCGGACTTGAGCGTTCCAGTGATCACGCGCTGAGTCGGAATCACATAGCCTTCGTAAGCGGCTTCGCGCGCCTCTGCGTAATTCGAGAAAGTGTTTTTATGAAGATGCTCTTTGAAACCGAGCACCTGACCGGGAATGCCGATAGCCGAAGCGACGCGCGTCTCCGGGATGCTGCGCACGCCGGAGAGATCGAGCTTTTCGTTGTCGAACGAGAGCAAATCCAGATCGACAGCATTGCTTATCATGACGGGCTTGCCGCGATTATCTCCTCGCAGTTTCTTCGCGAGTTTCTCTTCGATCTCTTTCATCTGCGGCTCATTGAGCCCTTTGGCTGTTTCCTTCGGCCTGATAAGGATAGGAGGCACGCCGCAGTTTTTCATGAGGAGTGCAGAGTAAGCTGCGGCCTCGTTGTCGGTTACAAGCTCGCGCAATACTGCGCCCAGAGGAGAGAGGCCGTAGCGCGGATTATGCGGATCGACGCCTCGACGGAAGTGAATAATATCGGGCATCCATTGCCCGCTCATCTCGCGGCCCAGCCCAAGCGAGCGACAGCTTATCCACTGGCCGTCGCGCTCGATTTCATAGTCGGCTATGTACTGGCTTCTATCCGTAGGCCAGATCGCGCGAATGCTGAAGTGTGGCTCGTACCATAGCTCTATAACTTTGCCGCGCGCATTTCTCGATTTAATCCAGAAGACATTTCCGCTAACGATCCACGACAGCGCAAAAGCCATCAGCAGGGTTTCGCCGGAGTAGTAGGGATTCGGCGTTTCAATCAGGCGAGAAAGCTCGTGATCGACCTGCCGCTCCTGCCCCTTCTTTCCTTCTCTCACGCCGATAGGCGCTTCAGGCAGCACGGTTCCAAACCACTGCACGGCGGATGCAACAAGCGACGACTGCATCGGATCGCCCAGCTCGCGCATATAATCGACGTTCGAGTTTTTATACTTGCGAATGATCGCATCGAGAGGATCGCCCGCGACGGAGATAAACTCGCCCGAATATCCGCTATAGCCCTGCCCCTGAAAAGGCAGTCCCTTACTGTGAATGTCCTGGCGACTCAGCAAAGTGTAATCCTTGCCACTACCGGGTGACGCGCTTTCGCGGTAGTCTTTGACCGCGCTGATGAGATCTTTGACAATTCCCATTCAAACCACGATCCAGGCATTACCGGTGAAGAGATGATCACTCGCTGTTGCGAGCGTAAATCCGTCGCCGTCATCGGGTGAGCGGTGAATGCGCTTACGGAAATCATCTTTAGCTTCGAGCTTCTTTACCGCTTTGCCTTCACGATTCATCCACTTGTATTCGCGCTCGCAAAGATCGGATTCCAGCTCTTCAGGCGGATCGATAACGGCGATGCTCTTAAGAGTCTCAGCTACATCAGCGGTCCATTCTGTAATACAGTCGTAGTAAGCTTCTTCATCATCCGGCTTTCCGCCGAAGTGGCACTCGAAGACCTGGAAGTCTTCGAAGACTTCATTCAACTCCGAATCGGCTTTCAGGTTGTCGATTATGCCGGAGCCGAACCCGCCGCCGCCGTCCACTCTGATATGCAAAGAGAGAGGCTGAGGCTTTTGCCCTTCCGGAGTCGGATACTCCTCGCGAATTCGCGCCGCAAGTTCAAGGCAGGATTTCTTGATAGCCTGCGTGTATTCGATGGAATCCTGTTTATAGAAGCGATTCTCCTGCCACGCGCGACCATTCCAGCGAGTGTACTCGGTCCCGAAATCCCTGCCGAAGCGAGCGCAGTCCACGCCTTTGCGAATCATAAAGGGTCGATCTTCTTTTGGCGGTCTCTTGCATGCAGCTTCAAATCTGCCGGTCGGGATCAGATTCTTATCGGCAATGTTTGCCGGTGCCACTCCTAGCACCCTGAACATAAACTCAGCGTTCGGCTTGAAGATAGTGCCCGCCGGATAGAGCACATCTTTGACTGCGACATCGAATGGAACGGTGAATGTGTAGTCGTCATGGCTGTGCGCGCTTACGACGTCACAGTGCTTTTCGATCATGCTGATGACATAATCTCGCCTTACTGCGCCAGGCACTATTTCGCGGCCTGCGACCACGTTCGGATGATGCAGACAGGATATGCGGAAGCTCTTCACATTCGAGAGAGCCGCGATCTTATGAAACTTCGATGTGCGCGTGCGCGGGTTGGCGAGCATGATCACTACCGATATGCCGCCGGAGATCATCGAATCTATTGCGCCGAATACGAAATCGGCGACGCCTTCAGCTTCATCGAGCACGAATATATTAAAAGCTTCGTGCTGTCCCTGCGCTCGCTCAGTACCCGATCCGGTCGCGTCGTGCGTAGCCTTGCCTCTGATGAAGTGCTTATCAGATAGCCGCAGCTCAAGGTCTAGTATGCGACCTGGCAGCCCCTTGCCCCTGCGGTCGGCTTTGATCTCTTTGAAGAGCAGGTCATGGATCTGAAGCCATGA